GTGGCTTGACAGCAAACTTGAAAAGTACATCCGTAACGACATGGGTACACCGGATGACCCGATCCGGCTTGCGCATGAGGAAGGGTTCTCGCACATTCCTGGCCAAGCAGAAGAACTCGGCATGTGGTTACCTGAAGACGTAGCCGCTATGCGTGTTAAGGCGAGTTACCCCGAGGAAGGGTTCGCCGTGCGAAGACACGCCGAGGCGGGTTATCCCGAGGCAATGGAAACTAACTCTCGCAAAGCTGAGATGTGGGAAGCCCTTTCGGACGCTGAGATCACAGCTAACCCTGCGGGAGAGTTTCAAGAGCGGTTCCGTATGGCGCGTGAAATGCCCAACTTTGTAAGTAATGGTAGGCAAGAAATTGCGATAGCGGAGCGTAACCCTTGGATTGAGAAGCTAGACCCAAAGACGCCGATTTACAAGATTGACAGACCCATGGATCTCAATGAGAACCTCGGGTTCAATCACATGGCTGACGAGATTGAGAACATGCTTGACCCCGAGTCAGGCTTGCCCGCCGCGTTACGCCTGACGCCTCAGCAGCTTGACAAGGTGTCGATGAAGCAGATGGTGGAGAAAGTTGACGCAGTCAACAAGTGGCGTTCCGAGGAAGCAGCTAAGGCTGAGCTGGGCGACATGATGGGCAACCTGACCGCTACACCGAGGATGCAGGTTCCTGACACGCAGCTTTCGTTCGTCAAAGAACCAGGAATGACGTGGATCGATATTCCCGCGACTGTTGACGAGTCGGCTATGAAGCTCTGCACGACTATCGGTCGGCAAGCCGGTTGGTGTACGCAAGGCGAAGGACTCGCTAAGCGTTATGGCTCAGGTAACAATAGCTTGACCACTTTGATTGACGCTGAGGGTCGCCCTCATGCTCAGGCAATGTTGAGTAAACCCCAATATCTACCGAGCTGGGAGTACGCTAAAAAGTTTTTACCCGCAGCTAAGGAAGAAGCAAAACGGCTACCCAACGGTTATACGGACACAGATGTTTCTGATATCGCGGCGCGGATGGCTAAAGAAGCTATGCCTGCTGACATCACCGAGTTGAAGCCGGTTGAGAACGCTTTCAACAGCGAGCGTGCGCGTGAGTACATGAAGCGCGACCCCGCCTACAAAGAAAAGATCACCGACTCGGTGCTCAAGTTTTTGAACGCTGGCGAATGGGGTGCGGTAAAAGACTTGCACCATTACGACATCGTGGACTTGAAAGATACGGGTTCTAAGACGGAATACCTTAAGCAAGTGTTCGGTGATGACGTGATGGGTCCGATACCGGAAGGGTACGCTGACAAATTACGCTACGCGCTTATCAATGATCCGGAAGCTCCGCGTTTCATGAGCGTACCGCAGTTCCGCGAGTTTGTTGATCCTAACTTGGGCAAAGAGGGTTTCGCTGCGGGCGGCTCAGTGTCATACGACCCGACTCGAATTGAAGAGATTATGAACAGCATCAATACCCCACGCGGCTACGCCGAAGGTGGTAGCGTGTCAACGTACGACTCCGGTCGCGTAGATGCGATCGTTAACCAGTTTATGTGAGGTAAGCAATGGCTACTAAAAGATTAGAAGATGACATGCCAGAAGGCGAGACCGTTCAGCTAGAGGACGTTGACAACGAGGTAGAAGACACCGAAGACGGTGGGGCAATCATTCGTGAGAAGAATGAAGTTGACCATGCGACTAAGCTCGCCCATTTTGCCAACATCGTTGACGAGGTCGATCAAGACCTGCTCAAGACCGCCATTAGCGACCTTGTGGAAAAGATCGGCAACGACAAAGAGGCACGTGAGAAGCGCGACAAGCAGTACGAGGAGGGCTTGCGTCGTACGGGTTTAGGTGACGACGCACCAGGAGGCGCTCAGTTCACCGGAGCAAACAAGGTCGTTCACCCGATGCTCGTTGAAGCGTGCGTGGACTTTTCTGCCCGCTTCATGAAGGAGGTCTTCCCGCCCAATGGTCCCGTAAAGAGTAAGATCCTCGGCGAGAAAGACAAGACCAAGGTTCAGAAAGCTCAGCGTAAAGCGGACTTCATGAACTGGCAGACGACTGAGCAGATGGTCGAGTTCCGTGGCGAGCTTGAACAGTTGAGCACGCAGCTCCCGCTCGGCGGCGGTCAGTACATGAAGTTCATGTGGAACCCGTTGCACCGTCGCCCCTGCGCTGAGTTCATCGCTATTGATGACGTGTACCTGCCGTTCGCGGCGACTAATTTCTACACCGCCGAGCGTAAGACGCACGTGCAGTACATCACGAAGTTTGAGTACCAGCGCCGCGTCAAGTCCGGCATGTACATTGACGTTGACTTGGGTATGCCGGAAGATCCCGAGTTCAGCAAGTCAACTCAGGCTAACGACAAGATTGAGGGGCGCAAAGACCTGAGCTACAACGAAGACGGGCTGCGTACAATCTTTGAAGTTTATACGTATCTTGACTTCGGAGATGGTCCCGAGCCTTACATTCTGAGCATTGACAAGACGACCAACCTCGGCTTGGGCTTGTACCGTAACTGGGAAGCTGATGACCCGCGCCAGCTTGAGCTAGATTGGATTGTAGAGTTCCCGTTTGTGCCTTGGCGCGGCGCGTACCCTATCGGTCTGACGCATATGATTGGCGGCTTGAGCGGTGCAGCCACTGGCGCACTCCGCGCCCTGCTTGACTCGGCTCACATTCAGAACGTCCCCACGCTGTTGAAGCTCAAAGGAGGACCAGGAGGGCAAACCCTCAATGTCCAGCCGACAGAAGTTGTTGAGATGGAGGGTGGGGCGCTCATCGATGACGTGCGCAAGTTGGCAATGCCACTCCCGTTCAACGGTCCCAGCCCCACGCTGTTTCAACTTCTCGGTTTCCTCGTAGACGCCGGTAAGGGCGTGGTGCAAACCTCGTTTGAGAAGCTGTCTGACCAGAACCCTAACCAGCCTGTAGGCACAACCATGGCGCTCATTGAGCAGGGTATGGTGGTGTTCAGCTCAATTCACAGCCGGTTGCATGGCTCGATGGCGCGTTGCTTCAAGATTTTGCACCGCATCAACAGCGCATACCTGACGACTGAGGACATTGAGGCGCAATCAGCGGGTCTTGAGATTGATCCGTCTGACTTTGACGGTCCGATGGACGTCATTCCTGTCAGCGACCCTGCAATTTTCAGCGAAACCCAGCGTTTTGCGCAAACTCAGGCAATTATGCAGCGTGCACAAGCTATGCCGCAGATGTATGATGCGCGAAAAGTAGAGGAAATGTTCCTCCGCAACATGAAAGTACCTACGAATGAGGTGCTACAGCCGTTGCCAGGAAGCGAGGACATGGATCCGGTGAGCGAGAACGTCGCAGCCGCCATGGGTCGCCCAGTTTATGTGCTTCCGTCGCAAGATCACATGGCGCACCTGATGACGCACATCCCGTTCTTGAAGTCTCCGCTGTTCGGGTCAAACCCCGCTATCGTAAAGACGTTTTTGTACCCGATGGCGACGCATTTACGTGATCACCTGCTCAATTACTATCTTGTTGAAGCGCATAACGCCGTGGACAAAGCTCAACGTGAGGAGTTGATCCCTGAAGAAGCCGAAGATCAAGTCAAAGTCATCTTAGAAGTGCAGAAGTTCATCGAGCAACAGCTCGGCAACTTCGGTCAAGAGTTGGCGCAGATTGATCAAGCCGCTCAGCAGTTCAAGCCCCAGCCACCTATGCCGCCTGACCGAGCCATGGAAGTTGCACAGCTCAATGCGCAAGTCCAAGGCCAAGCGTTACAGCAGCGTATGCAAGTTGATCAAGCTAAATTGCAAATTGAACAGCAGAAGATGCAGTCACAGCAACAGCTTGAAGCGGCTAAGTTGGCAGCTGAGCAAAGAACCGACTCTGAGCGTATGCAAACCGAGCAGATGAAACAAGAAGCCGAAAACCAGCGCACCGCCGCCGACCTTGAGACCCGCGAGCGCATGAACACGGCTGACAACGATACTGCGAAACTCCTAGCCGCTGCCGAAATGGCCACGGGCGAGAAGGTCGCGTATAGCACTGGAACCGGAATTAACCCTAACCCTTGAGGAAAACATCATGAGCGATAAACCCACTCCTGGCACAGTCCCTATGACTGGCGCATTTGTGAAACAGAAACACCGCCTAGCGGCGGGCGAAAAGCTCGACGGTCAGTCGTTGCCCCCTGCCCCCGCGACGCCTAAGACTCCTGCATGAACATTGAGTCTCAACTTCTGAATCGTCTGAAAGCAGAGCAGCAGTCATTTGCTGTTACCGCTTTGAGACGACCCCAGACACGTGATACGTTTGAGTACGGCTATCGCGTGGGAATGGTTGCCGGTTATGAGGCGGCAATCGACGTACTGTTAAACCTTCTAGATGAGGAGAAAAACCTTGACAATGACCTATGAGAACGCAATGGAAGAGGCTTTCCCAGCAGTAGATGCTGGCATTCAGCCCTTCGGTAGCCGTGTTCTGATTCAGATTCGCACACCGAAAAAGAAATCCGCTGGGGGTATCATCATCGATATTCACGGATCTAATGAAACCGAGAAGT